GATGATGGGCTTAAAATTTGGTTCGATGGTGAATTGGTTGCCAAAATAGATCCAAGTGAATTTAAGCATATGGTTTCGGATCTTGCGTTATGGTTAAGGCACAACGATGCAGAGGATCAGGGTGATGGCAAAATTTGAAATATCTTTGGTTTTAACAAAGACAAAAGACAATGGAGAATTTTACACTGATAAATCAAATTTTATTTGTTTTTGTAAAGATACATACGATGAAGAAGAGATAGACGAAAAAACAGATCAGCTAATCAAAGATCATATTAGCGACTCGGAAGATCAAATTCTTTTCGGGTCAGCAGATATAATTGTCAAAGACGTTCATGTATCAACCATAGGATTTCAAAACAAAGACTGTGATCAAGGACTGATCGCGAACGCAATAGATTTAATCTTGGGAGATGAGGAAAGAATGCAATGAGTAATGAACCAAAGCCAATAGATGAATTGGCGTTCGTATTAGAAAAGTTTGGTTGGGATACCAAGTTTTCAGACCTGTCACTAGATCAGGTTCATGTATTAATATTTGCTTTGCAGGAAGCAAAAAAACTATCAGAGGAAATAGACATTGGAAAGCTCGAAGACAAATACTATCAGTCAACAGGCTCTTGGCCATCTACAAGTATCCCCTTCTGATCCAATAGCAGAGGCAATATCGCAAGCAGTAGACAAAGCTATCGTAGAAAAGAATAGCAAACGCGAACGAAGAAAATACTTGGGAGCTTCAAGCATAGGTGATGAGTGCAGCAGAAAGATACAGTATCGGTACTTAAACTATCCACAAGACGAGGGTTCGGGCTTCAGTGCCAAAACACTCAGGATATTTGAGTTCGGTCACTACATCGAAGACTACGCTGCAATGTGGCTACGCGATGCAGGGTTTGACCTGCGCACAGAGGATAAAATGGGACAACAGTTTGGCTTCTCTATAGCTGATGACGAAATCAAAGGACATATTGATGGCGTGATATGCGGTGGGGACGTAAACATGGGCTATCCATGTCTATGGGAAAACAAGTCAGCAAACGATCAGAAATGGAAAGCATTTCAACGCATGGGGGTAGCCAAGGCAAATCCCGTTTACGCTACTCAGATCGCCTTATATCAAGCCTACATGGAGCTTACGGAACACCCTGCGCTCTTCACAGTGGTTAATAAGAATACATCTGAGGTTTACTATGAGTTGGTGCCGTTTGATCGGGAGTTAGCACAGTCCGCAAGTGACAAGGCTGTAAATATCTTGACTGCGGCAAAAGCAGGTGACATTCTACCTCGCATAGCTCAAACAAAAGATTTTTATCTTTGTAAGTTTTGCGAGTTTAGGGAGACTTGTTGGAAAAATGATTAAAAAGCAGGGGGTAGGCAAAAGGACTATGTTCTACCCCCTGAGAGATAAAATAGGTATATGGGAACAATATAATGTCATTAAGGGTAGTTGGCAACACAAGATATGGTGGTGAACAGAGAGATTTAGTCGCAGATATTACGGAAAAGGTTCCGTCTTATGTGCAGATAGAGGCTCTTAAAAATGCTTTTCCAAACGGAAGAGTTGTTCGGAATGAGTTTTATTTAGGCTCTTTAAATGGAGAAGCGGGTCAATCTCTCAAGATAAATATAGATCCATCTAGCTCAGAGTTCATGCGTGGCATGGATTTCAACACAGGGGACGGCATCGGGGGTATAACTAAAATCTTGATGGCAGCATACAACTGGAAAATCAAAGACGTAGCCGAACATTTTGCCACGTTTCTTGATAAACCACAGGTAGAACCGCCTATGAACCCCATAAATCCTGCGCTTGCCCAGCCGCAGCAGGAACCACAACCCGAACAAATTAAGCAAAAGCGGGTTATAGATTACTCAACACCATATGATAGCGAGTATTTATATCTGTCAGAAGAGGGCGAAATACTTGTTGCCGTCAGAAAATACATTGAACGGGATCAAACAGGTGAAATTGTTCGGGATAGTGACGGCAGTGCAAAGAAAGAGTTTCGTCAGTTTCCCAAACTACCAGAGACAAGACCGCTATATAATCTACCACAGATCAAAGAAGCGGATCGGGTCATATGGGTAGAAGGAGAGAAGTGTGCTGATGCGCTTATTAAGATGGGTTATACAGCAACTTGTACTATCGGTGGCGCAGGGATGCTGTCTCAGCGCACAAAAGATAAGTTCGATTTCTCTCCGTTGCACGGTAAAGAGCTTATTATATGGCCTGATAACGATGAAGCAGGGCAGAAATTAGCTAAGATAATACAAGAGCTTGGGGTCAACGCAGGGGCAAAGTCAGTCACAATGCTCACGCCACCACAGGGTAAGCCAAAGAAATGGGATGCTGCTGATGCGATTGAAGAAGGCTTTGATATATCGAAGTTTCTTAACGCACCAAACCACAAGGTAAAGAAGACACTATCGCTCAAGAACAGAAATCTTATCATTGGAAATCAGTTCGCTGGTGCGCCACCCGAACAAAAGTTTCTAATCGGAGACACCATACCGCTGGGAGTTCCGTGTGTTTTCGCGGCTGCTGGCGACAGTGGTAAAGGCATGATGACGTTGGATCTGGCTATGAAAGTGGCATCGGGGCAACCCATGCAAAATTCTTTCGGGGGTTTGGTCGCTCATCACGGGTCAGCTATCATATTATCGGCGGAAGATGATAGAGATGAGCTGCATCGCCGAGTCAGCAGGCTGGACAGCTCGAACAATCGTTCGGGTTATAAGCATGATCTGCTGGTTGTGCCGCTGCCAAACGAAGGCGGTGTGTTCCCAATCATGATGAAATCGGACAATACTTACGTCACATCTCCTGAGTTCGAAAAGATATACGAAGAAATGTTGGAGATCGAGGATCTGGCGTTGGTTGTTATTGATCCTATGGCATCTTTCGTACACGCAGACGTAAATGCAGACCCTGCTGCTGGTGCTGCTTTCATGGGTCTACTGGCTCAAATGTCTACAGAGACAGGGGCTACAGTTATGGTCAACCACCACATGGCTAAGATTAGAGACAAAGAGCCTATTACAAAGCCAGAAGAGGCTCGTAACCTTATTCGGGGTACGTCAGCTATTGTTGATGGGGTCAGGTCAGCGTTTGCTATCTGGCAAGTGGATGAAGGTGTTGCGGAAGCTAGATGCAGGGATCTTGGTGTAAAATATCAAAGAAACATGATTTATGATGGAGCAGTTGTAAAATCCAACGGGGTGGCAAATCGTGAAATCCGAAAATTTGTTCGGAATACAAATACAGGGCTGCTGGAAGATAGGACTGTTGATTTAAATACAGCTAAATCATCTGCAACTCCTCGCGTTCAAGCAAGAAGGGAAACTATTTATAGATGGATTATTGAACGTGAATTAAATGGTGTTCCTCTCACAAAGTCTGGGAAAAAGAATGGCATCTTACACCATGCTGGAAATCAACCAGAAACAGATACTGAAGCCCAAGAAGTTAAAAAGCAATCTAGGCAAACAATAGAGAGTGATGTTGATAATTTGATTGGTGATGGTCGAGTTAAACAATACAGAAGAATTAAGGGTGGCGAAGATAAATGGCTTGGAACCACAGGAACAGATGGCAGATTGTTTAATGAAGAATTAAATTTAAATGTTGACAGAATATAGTAAAGTATGCTAATTATCCCAGTCTAATAAAAAAAGGAGAAAGTAATGATTACAGTATTTGATACAAAAGAAGACAGGCCGAGCTTAGAAAAGGCTCAAGAGCTTGTCGGGGGTCTGGTAGAAGTTGTTAGATCACCAGACAACCCAACGTGGCAAATCCTCGTAAATGAAGAGGGTCTGCTTAGAGACTTACCTTTCAATGCAGAAGCATCAAAGATCTGCAACACTGGCATTGTCGGGGACGCTGTTATCCTCAAAGGTGAGGCTAGATGGGATTAAAGGCTAAAGCCAAAGGTAAAATATACGAAAGTGAAGAGGCTCGAATAAGATACGAGGATCTTTACAGCAAAAACTGGTGCGTTCAAAATAGGTTAGATGTATCAGAAAAACCTCATCTTCGGGGGCAAATTAAAGTTAAAATTTGGTCAGAAAAAAAAGACAATAAAGAAAGTAAAAAAGAAAATTTGCCCCCTCTATCATCTAAAAATGCAAAAATGATTAATAGTTTTTTAAATAGAAAAATGGAAATATCAAAAATTGCAGAATTTATGTTTTCAACTGAAACATTTGTTCGGAATATCATAAAAAAATATAAGCTACCGAGAGATAATTAATTAGGCCGAACTTGCGGCCTAACTAATTTTGACACTTTATTTGTCGGGTAGCATCCCATCGAAATGTTATTGCCATAAAGGTCGTACAGATAATCGTACATAAAATCTGCACTCCTGTTCTCCATAGCTTTCGCACAATGCTTCTCGCTTTCGAACCATACGGCTGTTTCAATGTCATGCCCATGCAAGGTATATGCAATGACAAGAGCAGTGAAATACTCAATCATTTGTTTTTCCACACATCGTTAATTAGAATTTTATCCCTGTCCCCACCGAACTCAATGATAAACTCGCTCTTAGCCATCTGACTAGCCTTTGCAGAACTCTCAGCTTTAATCGGATAAGTCTTCTTAACAACGCCCTCTATCTCAACAAAGAACTCTCGTTTCTCAGGGTAGTGATCAGGCTTTGGGTACACATGAACTGTGTGAAATGTATCATCTTCTGTCATCTTCAATCCCTAACTCTCTCATCCAGTTTTGCAGGGTTTGATAATTTTTCAACCCCAATAGTTTAGAAGCAGAACTGACGTTCTTTGACTTATCCAAGGCTCTACGAATGTATTTATCCTTGGTTGTTCTGATTGCCCTAACAACATTAAAATCTTCTTGTGCTAGTAGATCAAGGTACGCAGGGTTATCTCTACGCCATTGCTCGTTAACACCAAGATTGTGTTTGATCTCGTTTTTGAACTCATTCAAATCAGTCTCAGTCTTGATGTCACTAAGCCT